AGTTGATGCCGCGCTCGTGGTGGTGAGCGAGACGTTTTGAGCGGCGCCCTGGCGCGACGACGACGCTTTCGGGATGAACGCCATGGCTTACGCCTCGCGGATGATGGCGTAGAAGTGGCCCGGAATCGTCGCGCCGCCGCCACCCGATGGGGTGAAGGTGACGAGATCGCCCTCATTCACCCAAAGGGTCGAGCTTGCGATGCCGAACTCAGCCGAGCCGATCGCATTGCTGCCGCCGGTGAAGCTGATGGTTCCGACGGTCGAGCCGCCGTTGATGCTCACCGCAACCGAGATGGTGCCGGTCGAAGCGCCCTCTGACACTGCGAATGCGCGCTGCAAATAGCCCTTCGTGGTCGCACAGGTAGATGCGGCAACCGGGGTCGCCCCGATCGAGGTGGTTCGAGCGTAGATCGTCCCCTCGTCGAGCGGACGGATGACAGGAAGTGCCATGGTTCAAGCCTCCAGAAAGGATGGGCGAGCGGCCGTGGCCGCCCGCTATGATGGGTTGAGGCTTACGCGGTGGTCAGGTCGGCCACGACGCCGCTGGCCTTCTCGTTGCGGGCAACGAGGGCATACTCGGCCAGGATCTGGCGCCGTTCGCTGTCGCCGGTCTTGGCGAGCGGGATCGAGATCATGTTGCGGCCGTTCAGGAACGCGACAGCCCACTTCTCGGTCTCAAGCACGAGCGCCTCGCGGCCCACGCGGCTGCTGCCGTCCAGGCGCATGAAGCGGTTCGGGACGACCTTGAGCCGGCCGAAGTCGGACTCATAGGCATCGACCGAGGCGACGATCTTCTTGGAAGATGCTTCCTCAAAGGCGGTCGAACGGCCGGTGAAGGTCGAGAACACCTGTTTGTTGAAGGCGCCGACCATGACAATGTTGGGCTTGCCGCCATTGGTCCAGATTGAGGACAGAACGCCCTTGAGCAGCGCTTCGGTGAACGCACGCTGCGTGCCATCGGTGCGGGTGCCGGTGCCATCAGCAGCGGACGGGTCAGAACCGCTCGCGCCGGCCGAAGTGTTGCTCTTGAGCCAAGACAGAACCGAGGCAGTCTTGCGGGCGGTCGTGCCGTTGCCGGCGACCGTGGCCGTGTTGCTGAGCAGGATCAGCTCGAGATCGCGCTTCAGCTCCATGCCCTTGAGCATTTCCTGATACGCCATCTCGTTGTCTCGGCCTGCATGCTCGACCGCCTGCTGGGTGCCGGTGACGCGGGCCACCTTGTAGGAGATCTGGCAGTTGTTGCCGAGACGAACGGTCGGGGTCGTGGTGTTGGTGTTCGGGTCGTCGCCTTCGAGCTGGGCGTTCGTGGCATCAGCCGCGGCGAGCGCCTGGGTCTGCCACTCGTGCTTGACGCCGGTCGCCTTCTCGCGCTCGACCGAGGACATGAACGGGGTATCGGTCGGATCGATCCGATAGATCATGTCCGACAGATCTTCGCGGTTGCCGATCGCGCTGTAAGTGGCGAAGGTATTGGTAGGCATCGTCATGGGCGTGATTCCTTGAGGAGGCTAGTTGGCGCGTGCCTGACGCCGGGCCAAAGCAAGGGCAGCGGCGTTCTTGGCAGTGGGGTTCAGGTTGAAGGCTTGGGTCGCAGCCTGGAGCGCGGACGCATTGCCGCCGCCGGACTGACGAACACCGGGACGCTGGACGGGAGGAACAGGAGCGGTCTTGGCCTTGGTCGCCGCCGCCATCACATCGCGATACTTCAGCGCGTCATTGACCAGGCGCTGAAAGCCGGCGCTGGCGACGATCTGATAGCCCGCTTCCGACTCGCACCACTTGGCAAGCTTGTCGGTTGAGAGCCCGTATTCGTTCAGGATGGGAACAGCGCGTTGCAGCGCGGCTTGATACTTTGCGGGGTCCTTGAACTCCGGAATGACCTCATGGAGGAGCTTGTCCTGCTCGGCCGCATATGCGGTGCGCTGGGATACGAACTCGCTCGAAAGGCCCTTCTCTGCCTGCTGCAACTCGGCCTGCTTGGAATGAAGGCTCGTGTAACTCGCCACGAAATCATCCAAGTAGGCCCCGAGCTCGAGCGCGGCGACAGGATCGGTCGCAACCAACGAACGGCGCTGCTCGCGCAATTCGTCATATTTCTGCTGCGACGTGATCGCGGCGAACCGCTTGTTGTGCTCTTGCTCGGCAACCGCCAACGACAGGCGCAGATTTTGCACCTTTTCGCTGGTCTGCACCTTATTCTCTGCTTTGGCACGTTCAGCCTCGACGGCTTTGGCGCGTTCGGCAGCTTCGTTCTGTGTTCGACGGAGTTCCGTCTCTCGTGCCTGCTCACGCGCTGCAATCTTCTCTTGCATGGCGCGAGGCAAAGCCTTCCAGTCGGCTTCGTCGTCTTTCGACCAAGATCGCGGGCGCTCGACGGGAGGGCGATTGTCATCGCCGGCGTCATTACCCTCGGTCTCGCTGGGAGCAGCCTCCTCAGGCTGGGCAGCGTCGGAAGCTTGCGCCTCCGATTCATGCTCCGCGGTCGCCGCCTCGGCGCTCTCTGCGGATGAATTTGGTTCAGCCTGGGGCTTCTTCTCGTCCTGCTGCGCCAGCCAGTTCATGGCCTCGCGCGGATCTGAGAAGCTTTCCGGCATTGCCGGGGCTGAGTTGGTGGTCTCGTCGCTCATGCAGCGTCCTTCTTGCGCCGGCCCTCACCACAGCCCTTGAAAGCGGGAAGGCCGCTCCGGTGGATCTTGGGCCATTGGGCCAAACCATCGGCGCGCTGAGCCAAGGGCTTTGCGCCCAGGCAGAAGAAAGTGTCGCTGTCCGCGACGGACTGGAAAACGCAGTTGTCGCAGGCGATCAGATCGGGCTCAGGCGCGTCATGTTTCTTCGACATGCGTGCATGATGCGGATGTTTGCTTATTCAATTGTTCCGGGGATCAGAGCAGTCCAAAGCGCCGCTTGCGCTCGGCGGCCTCAGCCAGTTCTTTGAGCTCGACCGCGGCAAGCTTGCCGTTGTTCACAACGTTCTGTAGGTGGTCGCGGACCTTGCCAACCACGTTGATGGCCAGGAACAGCTTTTCCCGCCCAGAAACGTCTTCGATCGTCGTCCGACGCCAAGCGGCGATATAAGACTCCTCCAGCGTCTTGAATGCGTCCTTGATGAGGTCGTCATCAAGCAGCGCTGCGGCGCGCTGGGCGCGCTGGATGGTGATTTCCCGGTCCTCAGCCATTTTAGACCATCCTTTCGGCCAGAACGCCGCGATAGAGCTTGCTGCCCTGATGAGTGAGATTGACCATCGGAGCGACGTGGATCTTGCCGCCGATATCCCGCCAACGCCGACAGAAGGCGTAATCTTCGCTGTAGTAGTCGTCTCCAATGCGCATCGTGTCGAAGATGTCCAGCTTGTGGATGCCAGCCGCGGCCATCTTCTCGAATACCGCGCGTTCTATGCACATGAAGCCGGTCGGCGCCTCGTTCGCTTCCGACAGGTTCCGACCGTCCATCTTGGAAAGATTGTCCAGATCAATAGGGAAGAGCGGCTCATCGCTTTTCTTCGGATAGACGCCGGCCACGATAGGCTCACCCGCCTGCAACAGTCGGATAGCGTCTCGCGGATCGAAGCCAATGTCAGAGTCGATGAAAAACAGATGCGTCCATTTACCGTCCATGAACCGGGCGACGCACTCGTTCCGCGCCCTGGTGATCAGGCTTTCGCCGGCATACAGAAAGAAATCGTGCTCAATGCCAAGTTGCCAAAGCGCATCTCTCAGCCGGAGCAAGCTACTGGCATAATTCATGCAGACCATGGCGCCATAGCACGGCGTCGCGAACAGCGGGCGCACGTCACTCATCCCGCTTCGTATCCCGCTGCTTCATCGCCGCATCGTGCGCTTGGGCGCTCATCGCCATATCCATGACCTTGCCGGCCATATCCATCCGGTGCTCGCGTTCCCTGTGGATATGATCGCGCTGGGCTTCGGCGGCCTTCAGGGCATGATCCAGGAAAGCCAGCTTGGTATCGATCGCTGCCTTCACCTGCGCCACGATGATATCGGCCTGAGCCTGCGCGGCCTCCTTGGCAGCCTCGCTCTGCTGCTTCTGCTGCTCGAGCTGGGCTTTCTGCGCGTTCTCCTGCTGCTTGCCGGCCTGCTTCAGTTGTTCAACCTGAACCTTCGGATCGGGCTGCGGCTGCGGTGGCGGATTGACGAGATTGCCGTTTGGATCTTTGGCGTCCGGATCCTTGAAGAACTTATCCGGATTCCGATGGCCCATGATCTTCGTGAGCTCGGCCGCAGTGTTGTAGAGTTGGGTATCGCCCACCAGATTGACCTTTCCGGCCTGCAGCAATTCCTTCTGTACGTTGCCGATTGCCATCTGCTGGGCGAACTGTTGGGCCTTCGATCCGGTGCCGAGGCCCACGTTAATGGTCATGTCAGTGCGGGTTTTCCACTGGCGCGGGTCAACCTGCACCCAGGTATTGCGGAGCCTGACGGTCTGCGCCTGCTGGCCATGCTTGCGGATCGTGGCGTGGAGGAGCGCGAACATATCGCGGATACCTTCAGCCATGATGCGCGCGATCAGCTTGGTTCGCATCTGGGAGGCCGAGAATACCTGCGCTACCGCGGTCGCCGACTGGTTCTGAAGCGCGTTGGCGTCGATGCCCTGCGCCTGCTTGGAGACGCCGGTCCGGGTTTCGAGCTCCGCGTCAATGTACTGCAGCATGGGGTAAATGCTGCCGGTAATGTCCGGGACGGTCTGCCAGTTTACGGTTCCTGCTCGCTTGACGCGGATCACGCCGCCAGGGCGCGAAACCAGCAAATCATCCAGCGTGTTGGGGCCGGCGCCATCTTCCGCGACTTCAGCTCGAGCATTGTTGTGCAGATATAGGTTATCCAATGCACCACGCTTAAGCGCCGTCTTCTCCCGCTGCAGCGGCATCACCAGATCGGCGATCGAGCGGCCAAAGAACCGATGCGTCATCGGAACCGGCGTGATCGCGGAGAACGGGATCGCGTCAAACGGCGTCACGCACTCCTTCCCGTCCTTGCGCAGGATCTCGCCCTTATCGCCTCCAGTGATCACTTGGTACAGGCAGGGACGCCCAGTGCCCTCATAGTCCATCCGGACATAGTGCTCGGTGATCTTGACTGGCTGAGCCGCGTCATTGAGGCTGTTGGTCGTGAACATATGCTCTTGGACGGTATCGCGCGCCCAAGTTTCGATCTCGGTGAGGCCCGTATAAGGCGTCAGCGCATCGATCTGCGCCGCGTCGAAGCCCTCTGCCTTGAGCTCGCCTTTGGTCTTGGTAACAACGTCCTGAAAGCAGTAGTTGCAGTCCTTGACCGATCGGGCCGCGCGCTCGATGCCGAACTCCTCAGGCGGAACGCCTTCGACGCGGGCCTGCGCAAGCTTTTTCGTGGTGACGATCGTGACATCGTGCAAGATCACGGGCGGCGGGGCCATAAGGCCCATCTGCGGGGCCAGCGCGGGCACAGGAGGAGCCATCAGCCGATCACCATGTCATCAATGCCGCCAGGCCATTCGGCGATCAGCGGCCCGCATTGCGGGTTTGAGCACATGCGCGACCATTCCCCGATCGGAAGCGTCATGACCTCGGAGCGAACGCGGATCGTGATCAGATCGCCGGGGTTAGCCTGACCGGGCTTACCGCTTTTGAATACCTCGATGTCGGGCATCAGCTCGTCGCCTCGCTCTCGATCGCCTCGCCGGCCTCGTTGTGCATGCTGTGCTCGACGATCTCCATCTGCCCGTCAGATTCGGCCACAGCCTGCGCCAGAAGTGCGAATTGGTCTTCGGTCAGATCGTAATAGGTCTCGCGCTGCTCCTCCTCGCGCTCGTCCCACCAGACCTTGACGATGCCGTTCTTGGAGAGCAGCGCGTCCTTGATGAAGCCATATAGGACCATGAAGCCGGGATTTTGCTGCATGAAGACGTGATTGACGTAATCCGTCTCTTGCTGGGCCGCCTGCTCGTCCTCAGGACCGACAGGCTCGAACCGGACCACCTCGTCAGATCCGGCGAAGATGTCCATCAGGGTTGGCATCAGCCCCTCGATGGTGTCGGCAACATCCGTCGAGACAGCCCGCGATCTACCATCCGGTGCCGGCATGTCCTGTCGCATTTCGCCAAGGTAATATTCGGTCGCCTTGGCGCGCTCTTCCATCAGATTGGCCGCAGACATGGCCGCAAGCGCACTCGCTCGTGACTGGTTCACGAGGGCTTGCAGGTCGCTTAGCTCCATCTTCCTTGGCTTTGCCATGTTCCCTTTGTCAGGCCAAACCGGTTATCGATGTGTTTTCATGATCAACGCCAGCCACGATCGCCATAATCGATCCGCCGATTGAAATTCGCGCTCGATCGCGGCGGCTCATAGCAAGTCGCCATCAGGCCGAAGGCATCCGCCGAATGCGAGCTCCAGTCATGTTCAGGCCCGAGACCAACGCCGCGCTTGTCGTCCTTCCGCTCATGGTAGAAGCCAAGCGCCTGACGACCCGATTCCGTAGTCTCTGCATTGAACCTATATTTCGGGGCCAGCCGGCGGACAGCTTCGATCCGCATCGCTGCGGCGCCCTTGCCCTGGTTGGGGATGACGCGGACCTTGAACCCAGCTTCATCGAAATGGCTTTCGTACCGTTTCCCGCTCACGTTATTGTCGTTTATGCCATCATGCGGCAGCACTACTTCCGCATTCTGATAACCCCGATCGCGCAGCCATTGGACATGATAGGCCAAGGACTGTCCGACACTTTCATAGTGATCCAAGACGAGAATATCATCATCGACGAATTGGACGACCCAGAACACGAAGGCATCCGCATTGGCTCCAGACCCGCCGATATCCGCAAAAGCACGGAGCGGCAGGAGCGGATCGGCATTCACCCGGCCGATGCGGCCTTGCAGCTTCGCCTCAGTCAGAAGCTTGGCGAAATATGCGCCCTCGAACGCTTGGGCGAATTCGCCTTCGTAAGTGTGTGGATAGCGCTCCGGATAGCGCGCAAGCTCTAGCTGGCGTTCTGCCTCGAGCTCAGCCGTCCAGAAGGGGTTGTCCCGCCAATTGGCCTGGACCACTATTGCCCCCGCTGGAGCCCCTTCAGGCCCGCGCAGGAACTTCTCGATCGCGTCTTTCTGCCTGGTCGGATTCCAGCTCGCCCATATCTGCGATCCCGGCGCGCGAATGGTCGGGCGAAGCAGGGACAGCGAACGCTCGGAAATCGTCTGCGCTTCTTCGATCCACGCTCGATGAAACCCCTCCAGTGATTTCACGGAATCGGCGGTGTAATCCGTCATGCCCTTGTAAATGATGATCCCGTCGCCAGGCAGTTCCGTCCGATCCTTCCACGGTCGGAAACCGTGCGCCTCAGTGAGGCCAAAGCGCCTGATCTTGTCCTCGATCAGGAGCTTGGATGACTGCGTGAGATCCTTCTGCACCTCGCGAATGCAGACCATGCGCATGCCCTCGCCGAAGTCACCAGGGAAGCTCAGCGCGTCCTCGACGGTGAGCTCGCCGAAGAAGTGGCTCTTTCCGGAGCCGCGGCCGCCATGGCACGCCTTGTATCGCGCCGGCTGCAGCAGCGGCTTGAACACCTCGGCTGTCTGGATGCGCAGCGTGGTCATGCATCAATCAATTGTTGGCCCGAGGAGAGGGGGAAGTCTCCTCGGGCCTGCGCGCTGGCACGCTTGGCAGGGATAAGCGGCGCACGCTAACCATCGAACAACGAGCTCAGGGCGATCACCAGCACGACGCTTCCAACCCCCATCAGGTATCCGCCCACAATCCCGTAAAGGCCGCCATTGTTGAGGAAGTTCAGGACGTCGTATGGCATTGCTCAGCCCGCCGCCATCTGAGGAACGTCCGCGCTCGCCGCGGCATCACAGGCCCGCTGCACGCGGTCGAGAGCAGCGCGAACCTTTGTCTTGTCCTCTTGGCGCATGTACCAGCCGTGGCCCCAACGGGTGATGATCGAGATGCCGTGCGGCTGAAGTGCCTTGCGAAGGTGGAACAATCGCGCGTCCAATGTCTTTTCCTGCGGCCATTGGCTTTCCGGAAGATCTCCGTACAAAACCGCATAAAGACCGCCTCGCGTGACGAATTCCCGAGAGAGCAGCATGCCGAGGATTTCAGCCAATTGCGTCTCGAGGCTGAAGGCCATGTGCAGCCGGCAAGCCATCGTTGGATTGATGCCTAGCACCTCCTCCAACTGCTCAACGCGGTCACGCAGGCGCTGAAGTTCCGTCATCCCCATTCCCCGATTTCGCTGGAACGATCACGCGCTCGATACGCCCGATAAGCTTGACAGCAGGATCGTCTTCATCGCCCCCGATGATTGCCTGTGCCGGCTTGCCCCATCCTCGATCAAGCAGCGCGTTGGCGGCCGCGACCCTGGCTGATTCAGGCGCGCTATCCTTGTTCATGATCCCGGCAAGGCAGTTGATTGCGGCCTCGGTATGCGACCTCGCCAAAGATTTGATTTCGGTAGGAGTTTTAGCCATTTGTACCGTTTCGGTCTTACTTGCTTTCCAGCGCTTTTCGGATCGCTACTTCTGGATTTTGAAGACCGGCCGGAAGGCTGATCTCGCGGTCTCCGATCCTGTAGATTTCCGTCTTGCCGCCGTCCTCATAGCGCATCGTGATTGACCCGATGCCCTCCACGTCTGGCAGGAGCTCCTTGAGCTTGATGATGCCGGTGCTCATTTGCCCAGTTTCTTGTGTGCTGCCGCTCTGATCTTGGCCGCCTGCTCGAGCGTCAGATCCTTGGCCTTCGGCAGATCCTGAAGCGCCGCGCGGGCGTGGGCCTTGTCAGGGATCGGGAACGAGCGGTTCGGCCCCGCGAACTCGCTTGCGGGCATGTTCTTGCGCTGCTTCGAGGTAAGACGTGCCATTGATCATCCCTCCTTTTGGGATTCGCCGTGAAGGTCATTCGAGATTAAGCCGAGCTCGGCCATCACAGCGTCGGCTTCATCGTGGATTGTCTTCGCCATGGAGGCCGCTACGTGCTCGGTGGCTGCTTTGGCCTCGCCAAGCTTGCTGACCGCATCAGAGACCTTCGCAAGGCCCTCCTCGCGGGCTTTGGCGACACCACTGCGGGCCTCGTCCATCATGGCCCGGATGCTTGCGGCAAAGCTGCCTGGCGCTGGCGATGACATGCGAACTTCCTTAGGCTTGGCTGGTTGTTCTGGGATGAGCGGCGGCAAGAGCGCTGCGGAAGGGCTTGCTGGCGGGATGATCTCGGCCACGGCATCGCTTGCGATCGCCGCCCTGATCACCCGCTCGACCTCGGCGTCAGATGCCCCCGCATCAACCCCGATCAGCTTGCCATTCAGGCCGAAGATTTGCCGGCCCATGGCGATTTGCATGGTCAGGCCCTCAATGCCTGGCACATCCGCCAATCGCTGCTTTAACTCGGCAATGCTCAATGAAGCCCCCGCTCCGCTCATGAAGTTGATTCTACGCTGATTTGGCACTGCTCGGAACTCATCAGTTCCCGATTCCACAGGGCAATGCTCAATATCCCGCATAGTCCGTCGAGACATAGCGCCCTTCGCTGATCTTGTAGTCGAGCTCAAGCTTGCAGGGATAACCAAGCTCCTCAAACCGCGCCTTCCGCTGATACAGGTTAACTACGGTCTTTCGCGTCGAACCGTCGAAGATCTCCGGGCGATGCACCACAAAGCCCTGATCGACCATATTCTCCCAGTTCTTCGATCCGCTGATATCCTCGAGACCAGGCGCCTTCTCGCGCCTCGGTCCTTCCATCTTGGCCGGATGGGCCAGGATCTGGACGTGGCAGTTCATGTCATGCGCAAAGGCGTGGAGACCACGGAGACAGCGGCCGATGTACTCGGTTTCGCTCTCGTCACGTCCGCGCGAAGCCTCTAGGCGATTCCACGGATCTAGCTGAATGATCCTGGCGCCATGGCGCACCACAGCGACCTCGGCCATGTCCAAAAACCAGTCCAGCGTCGGCCGCTGCTCCGGGTGAACTAGGAACAGATATCGCTCGTTGATCCATTCGTCCGCGAGTTTGATTTCTTCCGCGGACAGATCCTTCTCGAGCTTCTTCATCAGCAGAGTTCTGAGCTGGCGCCGGATGTGAGGCTTGGCCCTGGTCTCGAATGAGGCGATGCAGGCCGGCACAGCGTAGCGCTTGACCACCTGAAACCACGTCTGTGTCCAGAACGCCGTCTTGCCGTGTCCAGGATGCCCCGTAACGACGCTGAGAGTCCTTGGGGCGAGTTTTATCTTGCTCTCCCACTCTGGGTAGCCTGGCTCCCACAAAACGAGCGGAGCGGGCTCCGGAAGCTGTTCTAGACGGTATAAGCCAGCGACCGGCCACTCCTTCGCGGAGTCCACCACGAAGTCCATGAGTTCCTCAGGCCCCTTCGCCACGAGGAAATCATTCGCGTCCTTGATGCCGGCTGGCCACTCAACGAACCAGAACTTGGCGGCGCCGAACAGATGCGCCATGTCAGCACGCAGCGCCAGGCCCGGCCCGTCGCTATCGCCGCACCAGATGATCTTGCCAGCTTTGCGAAGGCCGGCTTCCAGCGCCTCCTTCACGTAGTCGTAGCCCTTGGCCTCGGTCGGGTTGTCGCTCGGCTTCAGCTTGGCCCCGTTCGGCACGGAGAGAACCTGATCCGGCGGAATGCCGGCCTCGACCAGCGCGCAAGCGTCCGGCTCGCCCTCCGTGATGAACACCTGCTTGAGCTGGGATCTCAGCACCCGGTCCAGGTTCCAGAACGAAAGCTCAAAGCCTCCGCCGGCAACATGGTCCTTCATCGTGATGGCGCGAGCCTTCCAGCCCTTTCGATATTGGAAGAACGCTGCCTCTGCCCGTCCAGCTTCACGGAACGAGGTCATACCGGAGCCGACGCCGAGCAGCTCCAAAGTCTGAGCGCTGATCCCTCGCGCTCCGGCCCATGCTGCGACGTTCGGACTGACCTTCTGAACCTGACCAGCCACAATGCCAGCAGTTGAAGACGAATTTTTCTCCATCGATCCTAACCCCCAAGCACCGATCTGATTTCTTCCGCCGAAGGTGGCTGCACTTCGGACAGATCACCCGCTGTTCGCCTTGCCGATTGCTGGCCTTGATGCCGAGCGCCAGCAGACGATCGATCACCATGCGTCGCCCCTAAGCCTCAGCTCCTGCTTCCGGCTGATCGCGGCGCGCTCCAGTGTGGCCTTGTGCTCCTTGTCCAGCCATCGAGAGACCGGGAAGAACCATTTTCCGTCTTTGGGGGGATTGTCGAAGTAGTAATCATCAGCGGCCTGGAGTGTCGCCACGATGTCGATGATCGCCGAATAGGTTTTGCGCCAGCGATCAAGGTCTGCTGGCGTGAGCTTGATCACCCTACCCTCGAATGCGTACTGGCGAGCGAGCGGTATCTGAATCGGAACAATGTTGTCCGGATCAGGCGCGTCAGCGCTCCTACTTTCTTTCTCTGTATCTGTATTCTGTATCTGTTCTGTATCTGGGGCCGTTTCAGCAACGTTTCGTTTGCCGTTTCTGAAACGTTTCACTCGGTCGGTTGAAACGTCTGATTTGAACTGCCTCTTGTCCCAGTTATGGGGCGAGGAAATCACTCCATCCGTGTCAACTAGTCCAGCCTTTACAAGGGCTTCAAAGGCAAT